GAGCCTCTGGTGTTGCAAACTTTGCTGGCAAGTTAGATTATGCAGGTGGTAAGGCTGCTGTCCTTAGAACACAGCTAGACAAGATTCCAAAAGAAATAAAAACTACCTACACGCTTATCAGGCAGACTGCTGGTCAGGTGGCAAGTTCTTTTGGTGGCTCTGCCTTTGATGCTAAATCTCAGCAGGCTGAGATTGACGCACTGACACCTGACGCAACAACTGGTGGGGCAAGTACGCCTAAAAAGATGAGCTTAGGCGAAACGCTAAAGCGTGAGGCTACTGTTGTCAAAAAGCAAGCCAAGCTAGTTGCTGCTGGTGTAAGTGAGGGGCTTGCTGCTCGACTTACCTCTGGGGCCAAACCAGTTGCTGCTGCAAACAAGGCACTCAAAGCCATTACTAAAAACAACGGCAACCTGACTAAAAACCTAAAGAAAATGGAAAAGAACCTCAAGGTTGTTGCAGATGCAGCAGTTGAGGCAGTCACCGCTGTTGAGGAACCAGTCAAAGATACCTCTGTTGAGGATGCTCTAGCAGCTAAAGAGCGAGCCTATGCCTCTTTTGCAGATGCAGTAAAAAACACCTTTGGCTCAATCAAAAACTCAATCCTTGGAGCTTTTGACATAACTCAGCTTGGTGGATCTACAGACTCAATCACTCGCAACATGGACAAGCTACTTGTAAAGCTAAGGTCATTCTCGGCTAATGTGCAGAGTCTAGCTGGCATGGGACTCAACTCAACATTGCTACAACAAGTAATCTCTGCTGGACCTCTAGCAGGTGCTCGACTAGCCGAGGCACTTGTGATGGGTGGACCTGGTGGGCTATCTGCCATCAACGCTGGCTACTCAGAGTTTGGCAACCTTGCAGGACAGATAGCAACAACAGGCACCAACTCTTTGTTTGGCACAGGCACTCAGCAAAATGTTTACAACATAAATGTAGATGGTGGGGTTGGCTCAGGCTCGACTATCGGTAAAGCTATTGTTGACGCTATCAAGGCCTACGAGCGTACCTCTGGTGCTGTTTGGCAGGGTGCCTAGTGGCAGCTCCAGCAGTCAAACTTGAGCTAGGTCTAAACCTTGGTCAGGGCGACCCTTTTTCTTTTGTCTTAGACAGCTCTACAAGAGGTGTGCTAGACAACACCAGCTATACCCTTGGTGGCGAGAGATTCTTTGACATCACCGACAGGCTTGTTACCACTACAGTACGCCGAGGCAAGAACAATGCCCTTGACCGCATTGACGCTGGAATTGTAAACATTACTGTTGACAACTCAGATAGAGAGTTTGACCCCCTCTATGAGGCTGGACCTTACTATGGTCAGCTAATTCCAAGACGCTCGGTAAGAGTGTCTGCTAACAATTACCCAGTCTTTCAAGGCTTCATTGACGACTTTGACATCCAGTATGAACCAGGCAAGCAGTCTGTGGTACAGATCTCAGTATCAGATGCTTTCTCTGTTTTGGCTAACTCAGGACTTGAAGCCTTTACCCCAACATCTCAGCTATCCGGTGCTCGCATAAATGCAGTGCTTGATAGGCCAGAAGTTGATTGGCCAGCAGACCAAAGGGACATTGACGCTGGAAACTCTGTAATGCTTGATGCTGAGGTTGCAGAGAGCACACCAGCCCTTGAGTATCTGCAGCTTGTTTCTGATTCTGAGTTTGGTACTTTGTTTCTGGCAAAAGACGGCAAGATTACCTACCGAGAGAGAAACGCTGTCCCCAACACCCCCAACCTTGTCTTTAGCGATGAGGTAGTTGCAGGGGTTTATACAGGCATCCAGTTTGCTGATGTCAACATTGTCTATGGATCAGAGAACCTTTACAACCGAATTGCCCTTGAGAACGCTGACGCAATCCCTGACTCTGCCTTTGCCGAGGATGCAGACTCTCAGGTCATCTTTGGCCCAAGAACCTTGTCCCAGACTGGCTTGCTTATCCAAGACCCAGCCCAGCTACAGTTCCTTGCAGACTTCCTGCTCGCCAGGTACAAGGCACCGGCTTACAGATTTGAAACTGTCACAGTTGTCCTAGACACCCTGACTGAGGCTAACCAAAATGCTGTGCTTGACCTTGAGATTGGTGACATTGTGCAGGTTAGGTTTGAGCCTTCTGACATCCCACCTGCTATCGAGCAATACTGCCGAATCATTGGTGTAAACCATGACTGGAACCCAGGCAGCAAGAACATAAGCTTTGCCCTAGAACGCCTTGACTTTGCCATCTTTATCCTTGATGACGCTGTGTTGGGTGTCCTAGACGATGACCGCTTGGCCTACGAGTAGTAAACTAAGAACAACAACAAAGGAACCCCATGCCAAGAAAAACCTTTACAGCCGGCGAGGTGCTCGCTGCCTCAGATGTCAATCTGTATCTTTCAAATGAACAGAATCTTACTGTGTCAACCGCTACTACTTACACAGTCCAAACCTCTGACCGCTACAAGATCCTAGAGTTTGACAACGCCTCAGCGGTCACAGTGACCATCGGAACAGCCACAGCTTTCCAGGCTGGCGAGCGAGTAGACATCTTGCAGGATGGTGCTGGCACTGTCACAATTACCAGAGATGGGACAGCCACAAGCCTTGCAGGTCGAGGAACCGCTGGAACTGCTTACCGCATTGGTCAGCGTTATGACGCAGTTTCTGTTATCTGTGTGGGTACTAACTCATACAGAGTGATAGGTAATGCGAGCGCAGTCTAGATGACTCTCTCAGCGTTAGGTATTTTTAGTGCTGCTGGGGCTGGTGGGGGCTTTAGCTCTGACTATGAACTAATCTCTACTACAATTCTTGGCTCAGCTCAATCCTCAGTTGTTTTTGATGTCAGCACGCTTGCCTCAACCTATAAGCATTTACAAATTCGTTATGTTATGAGAAGCGATAGAGCTGGGGTTCCTTACTCTAACGGAGCCTTGCGAATGAACGCCGATACTGGAAGCAACTACAACGCTCACTACCTAGTTGGTAATGGCTCGGCAGTGTCTTCGGGTTTTGTTAGCTCGGCAACAAGTATGCTAATTGGAAACCAGCCCGGAAACACATTTACCGCAAGTGCTTTTGCTGCTGGCATTATGGACATTCTTGACGCTTTCTCTACAACAAAGTTCAAGACTGTTCGCTCGCTTTCTGGTCAAGTTGGAAACGACAACGCACTTTCATTACAGTCGGGTCTTTACAGAAGCACAAACGCAGCAACCTCAGTCACAGTCCTAAACTGGGATGGGGCAAACTTGGCTGCTAACTCTCGCTTTTCTATCTACGGAATAAAGGGATAACAATGCCAACACCTACTTATACACCTCTGGCTAATGTGACTCTAGGTAGCACAGCAAGCTCTGTGACCTTCTCTAACATTCCAGCAACTTACCGAGATTTGATTGTTGTTTACAACGGAACAGCAGCGACAGCCGGAGATTTATATATGACCCTAAACGCCGACTCTAGCAATTACAGTATGGTTCGTATGCTGGGTTCGACTACTGTGACATCTGCAGCGGAATCAACTAGAGAAATTGGTTTGGCAAGAACTGGGGAAACATCACTAATCGTTCAGATTATGGACTACTCTGCCACCGACAAACACAAAACAACACTCTCAAGAAGTAATGGCCCAATTGCCACTTCTGTTGTTGCCGCTTACGCTTCAAGATACGCAAGCACCTCAGCGATTACAAGTGTTGGGTTCAGTATAAACGGCGGACATAACTTTGCTATTGGTTCAACCTTTAGCCTTTATGCGGTGATTTCCTAATGAAACTTATCGAATCTAAAACTCTTACAGGTACTCAAAATGCAATTGAGTTTACCTCTATTCCGCAGGATGGAACAGACCTTGTCCTAGTCTGCTCAACAAGGACTACAAACAGTGGTGGCACAGGCATGTACATTAGCTTCAATGGATCTACTGCTAGCTTTTCTTCAAGATTTTTGGAAGGTAACGGTAGCAGCACTTCATCGGGAACTTTAGCTAGGTACGCTGGAAACGCTAACGATTCTGGCAGCACATCAAACACCTTTTCAAATGTTATTACCTACATTCCGAATTACACAGGCAGCACAAACAAAAGCTACTCAACCGATTCTGTGACTGAGAACAACGCCACTACGGCTTTTCAACACATTATTGCTGGATTGTGGAGCAACACAGCAGCAATTACAAGCTTGGCAATAGCTTCCTCTCCGGGTGACTTAGTTGCTGGTAGCACAATTTCTCTTTACAAAATTACAAAAGGCTCTGACGGAATAGTCACCACCTCTCCATAACAAGAAAGAAAAGAAAATGACAGAAGTAATCACAAAGCTAGTAGTAAATTGTGCTGACGGAACTAGTGAAGTCGTACCTCTTACCGAAGCTGAATTGGCTCAAAGAGAAACTGACCGCCTAGCTTACGAAGCTCAGGAAGCAGAACGCAAGGCTGCCGAGGAAGCAAAAGAAACAGCTAAAGCCTCTGCTAATGCCAAGCTAAAAGCTCTGGGTCTGACTGACTCTGAAATCGCAGCTATCACAAGCTAATGGCTGAAGAAACAACTGGGGTACGCATTACCCAGCAAGCAATTTACGCCAAGCAACTTGAGCATGGAGAAACCCTTGTCAAAATCCTTGAGAAGCTGGATCACCTTGACGAGGTTCCGGCACGCTTGAGAGAGGTTGAGCTGACACTTGCTCGCCTGGCTTGGATTGAAAAGATTGCTTACACAGGTTTAGCTGCTTCGGTTGTATCCCTTATTGGTCTAATCATTGGAGTTGTAAACAGATGAAAACAAAACCTCAGTGGCCGATTGACGGCAAAAAAGGCAAAGAGTGGAAAATCACTAGCCCTTTTGGTATCCGCATACATCCGATTGAGAAAATCCGTAAGAGCCATAATGGTGCCGATATTTGGGGACCCAAGGCAAAAATCTGGGTTGAAGCCTGGCACGATGGCACAGTCATCGCCGCAGGAACATCAAAGCTCAAGAACGCAGACGGCTCTCTGGGCGGTGTCGGCTGGTATGTAGACATTCGGTCCAAGATAAATGGCGAGTGGTTTGTAGCTCGCTACGCTCACATGGTTGAAAACAGCTTGTTAGTAACTAAGGGCCAAAAAGTCACAGCAGGAACCAAGCTGGGCATCATGGGCAACACGGGTGCTTCCGCAGGTCGGCATTTGCATTTTGAGATTTGCAAGGGTAAGGTTCACCGCTGGACACTTGACGGCACAGGATTCGTAGATCCTATGAAGTTTGTATTTAACACGATTGAGAAGTGGGAACTAGCTCAGTCAATTCCAGTCCCAATTCAGGACACAGGCGAAACCTTGCCTGCTCCAGTTCACGAACCAGAGCCAAAAGCTCCTAGACCGCCGAAAGTGGTAAAAAACAAGAGTGCTAAATAGACTCTCAAAAGACAAAAGCCTACGAGTAATCCTTGTGGGCTTTTTTCTTTTCTTCATGGTCTGGCAACCTAGCCCTGCTTACGCTGGGGAAGCCTGGGCTTCAATAACCTGCCAAGACTCGATTGGCACTCAACAGACATTTCAGGTTGGATGGAATAATGAAAATAACTACTTTTTGGACAAGGGAAACATTGCACAACACTATTGCGAAGGTGGGTTTGCTGGTAGCTTCACCAGCTTTGTTAGCGTTGTTTCTAATGACGGCGGGGAGCTGGATAATGCTTTGCTTTACCATCCTGGTTACAGTCCTAGCCCCACTCCTAGTCTTACTCCTAATCCTGAAGATGATTCTGTGGATCAAGCTTCGGATACAACAGTAAGGACAGATGATGTTGCTCGGACAGAGGAAGTCGCTCGCACTGAGGAAGTGGTTAGAGAACCTGAGCCAGTGGCTCCTGTGGCTCCCGTAGAACCAGCCCCTCAACCAGCTCCAGAACCAGAGCCAACCCCTGAACCTACGCCTGAACCCACCCCAGAGCCTGAACCTACTCCAGAACGCCCTGTAAAGCCCGTAGAGACTCCTAAGCCTGTAGAAAGCCCAACACCTACCCCTGAACCTTCTGAGCCTTCTACGCCGATTACAGAGCCTCAAATTCCAGTTGAACCTACTCCAGAACCAGTAGAAGAACCAGTTGGCGTAATGATTGCGTTAGAAGCAGTTAGTAAACTGGTAGATAACCTACGCTCAATCGGGTCGGACATGACACCTGAAGTGCGAGAACAAGCACAGCAGGTTGTTGTTGCTTCGGTCATCGTTACCCAGATAGCAACCCTAAGTAGGAAACCTTGAAAAACTTTCTCAAAGACCAGCTAGATCAATCTTGGACAGTTCTTGGTCTTGGGATTGCGTGGGTAGTGCTAGAAGGCACGGCTAAAGACTTTGCTGGTTGGGCAATCATTATTACTCTGCTCATTTGGGCAGCAACTTACCCTCTAAGGAAAGACTAATTATGTGGTTAGACATCGCTCGTAGAACTATGGCAGTTATCGTTTTGAAAGTCACAGGCATCTTTGTCGGTGGCGCTGTTATCGGTTTGGAAGTTATCCAGGCTGTAGCCATGGCTGCCTTCGCTGGAATCATTGATGTAGCTCAGGAGCTATCTCGTAGCTACCTAGCAGACGGCGAACTTGACCCAGAAGAAATCAATAAGTCTTTCGGCAAGATTGCTGACAAGACAGACAAAAAGAGCTAACGCCTTTTTCTTTCTGCATCTGTAGTTCCGCCCCATACGCCGTGCATACCCGCTGAGACGGCATAGTCAAGGCACTTAATCTTGACTGGGCATTGTGAGCAAATAGCCTTAGCTTGGTCAGCGACCCATCTGCGATCATAGGTACTCCCTATTAGATCTTCAGGGAAAAACAAGTCAGGGTCAGCCGCGCACCCCACTCCGCCTGGTATGTCCCTAATGGCTTCTTGAAGCTCTATGTATTTGCGTTCTAATTGTCGGTGGGTAAGCATAGGTTTACATTACAGATAAAACCCGCTAATGTGAAATCCCACACCGACTAGATGTGGGATTCACGCCAAATGAAAGAGAGGGAAACACTTGGCTATAACCAAGCTACCAACCGCAATAAACGAGTTGCAGGATGCAGTCCTGCTGGGGGACTTTGAGAACGGGTCCGATGAGTGGCACGAGCTTCGTAATGAAGCTGGCGCTATCGGCGGTTCCGACATCGGAGCAATCGCAGGACTGTCTCAATGGGAAAGCCCGTACACCAAATGGGCAAAGAAAACAAAACAAATCCCAGATGACTTTGAGCCAAATATGTCAATGCGACTTGGCACAAAGCTAGAAGCACCAATCCTAGAAATCTTTGCTGAGGAACATCCTGAGCTAGAAATCTACACAACAGGAACATGGGCAAACAAAGAAGAACCTTGGATGCGAGCAAACCCAGATGGGCTTTACGCAGACCAAACAGGTGAGTTTGGAATTGTAGAAGTCAAGTTCAGTCGTGACTACTGGACACAAGTCCCGCAGTCCTACCGCGCACAAGTTCTGTGGTACATGCGAGTATTCGGTATTCGCAAAGCAAAGCTTGTCGCACTAGCTGGCTCTAGCTATCAAGAGTTTGACATCGAGTGGGATCAGTTTGAGGCAGACGCTTTGTTTGCTGCTGCAATTCGGTTTCGCAACCATGTCATTCAGGAGCGAGCGCCTCAGTGGGATGGTTCGCTGTCTACGCTAGAGACCGTCAAGAAGCTCAACCCAAACATTGAGGATGGCGAAGTGGACCTAGATGATTTAGGTCAGCACTACTTCAACAAACTTGATGACTTTGAGCGTGTTGAAAAAGAACTAAACGAACTAAAGAGTAGAGTCCTATCAGCCATGGAAGGTAAAAAGCGTGGCTTGGTATATGGCGAACACATGATTAGCCTTCGGGCAAGGGGCGCAGGACTACCGTACATACATCACGAGAAGGGTAAAAAATAATGGCACATTTCAATCTCAACGAATATCAGACCGTACAAGAACGCATAGATTTGTTCTGGTCTCGGTATGACCAAGGGCGCTTCAAGCTGGACATTGTTAGCATGACCGACAACCAGGTTGTTATCAAAGCTTCGGTTTGGAAGAACAAAGCTGATAAGCACCCAGACACCGTGGACTTTGCCGAGGAGCGCATCGGCACTTCTCCAGTAAACAAAATCAGCCATGTCGAGAACTGCGCCACATCTGCTTTGGGTCGAGCCATCTCAGCCCTAGGTAACGAGTTCAGTCCAAAAGGCAAAAGGCCATCTCGTGAAGAAATGGCAAAGGTAGAGCGCTCGCAAAAGCCTGTACCTGCTAAGGACTGGTTAGTAATGGCTGAGTCAATGGGCGATGACATTGACGGTCTTAGACTGTTATACAGCGAAGCCAAAACTGCAAACGCGCCAAAAGAAACCCTAGATAGGATTGCCGAAATTGCCAATGGATCATCTGGAACTGAACATTCTGATAGCAAGCTTGATAGAAACACAGGAGTCCTTGAATGAGCAAATGGCTAAGGGCAACTACGACACTGTGGACCACATGTGGAAGCTTCAAAGGGAAAGAGGAGAGAGGCTAAAAAATGGAAATTATTTCACCAGGACACATCATTCAGGAACTCCAGAGGCTAACAGCGGAGATGGACAAGGGCAGTAACGCCCTTTACGATGCTGAGTGCAAGCTGGCGGATGCCGATGCTGCCTACGACAAGGCTGTTTCACTAGCCTTCATAAACAACCAAGGCACGGTGGCAGATCGTCAAGCCGTGGCTAAGTTGCAGTCAGTAGAGGCAAAACTACAGGCTGACCTAGCCAGAGCCGAGTTCAACAGAGTCAAAGTCAAGATTC